CGCGTGGGTCCGGCCGTCCGAGAGGATCGGCAAGAGGGCCATGGCCTGCGACTGCGGGTGGGCGGTCGCGGCGGCGGTGATGAAGGCGCTGACGATCCCCTCGGCTCCCGTAAGTTCGCGCAGGCCCACCGTCCCGAGCAGCCTGCGCTCGGCGTCGACGACGGGCAGGGTGCGGACATTGTGGTCGAGCAGCAATCGCTGGGCCTCGCCGGCCGGCGTGTCGGGGCCGATCATGATGACGTCGCGCGACATGATGTCTTCGCAGAGCAGCGACCGGCTGGAACGCAGCAGCGCCTGGAGCTCGACCTGCCTGAGCAGGCGTTCCAGGTCCGCCCGGTCGATGTCGAAGGCCTCGTCGAGCGCGGCCAGCGCCGCATCGACGTCTCCCGACTGGAAGCCGACGCGTTCCTGCGGCGGCGGGTCGCTGGTGCCATGCGTGATGGCGGGAGGCGCCGGCACATGGGGATAGTTGCGGCGGGCGAGCCTGTGGAAGCAAAGGCCGAGCGCGACCAGGACGATCGAATTGACCGCGACGGGCACGAAGGGGAAGAGCCAGCCGGCGCCGATGACGGCCGGCCCGCCCAGCGCCGCGGTCAGCGCGGCCGCGCCTCCCGGCGGATGCAGGCAGCGGGTGAGCGACATCGCGGCTATGGCGCAGCCGACCGCCAGCCCCGATGCGAGGATCGGGTCTTCCACGAGCTGGGCGAGCAGGAGGCCGCAGGCGGCCGAGATGGTGTTGCCGCCGATGATCGGCCAGGGCTGGGCAAGCGGGCTGGCCGGCACCGCGAACAGAAGCACCGCCGAAGCGCCCATGGGAGCGACGATCAGCGGCACGTCGTATCCGCTGCCGAGCGTGAAGCCGCAGATCGCCCCGGTGATCGAGATGCCCAGCAACGCGCCGAAGCAGGCGATGAGGCGATCCCGCAGTGTGGCGCCCGCGAGGATCGGCACGAAAAGTCGAAACGCCATGGGTGTGTGACATCAAGGAGTGGGCAACGAGCGGACGTGATGCCGGAGTTGCCAGAGCGCGGCAAGGCAACGGCGTTTCAAATTTGGGGCGGTAGGTGGAAAGGATGACTTCGGGGCGGTTCGTCGGTGCTGCGTACTGCCCGTAACGAGCGAATGACCTATCGGCGGATGGGTAAACCAGTTGCGACAAAGAAGAAGGCGCCAGCATTCAAACGTTCGCGTAAGAAGCGCTGCCTGTGAACAGCGGTTTCCAGATCTTGCAAGTTACGCGAAATTGAGATCAAAATACAGAACGGCGATGATCAGGTATAAGTATAAATACATAATCAGGCGGCTTGAAGCCTAGCGATTCGTGGCGGTCCCTCACTGTCCTTGGAGCCATCCGGCGCAAAAGGCTTGCCCTTCCAGATATCGTAATCCGGATCGTCTTCAACAGGCGGCGAAGTACCTCGTTTCCCTTTTCCTGGTCTTTGTCTTTTGAGGTTTTGGCATGAAACGTGCTGCCATTGAAAAAGCTAAAAGCCGGCTCCGCGTAGCGCAGAAGGCCGTGGCCGAGTTGAAATCCTGCAGGACGTACGCAGAATTTTCAGACACTTGGTACGTCATGCTCACATCGTCCAAGAACATCTACACTGTCCTCGAACAAGGCGCAAAAGGATCGCCTCAGTCCATGCAATGGCTCGGGGCTAAGAAACAAATCCGAAAAGATGACCCTCTGCTTCAGTACATGTTTGAGGCCCGAAACGATGATGAACATGGTCTTGGCTCGGCATTGGCACTCAAGCCTGAACTCCACGAGATAGGCGTAGCAGGTCCCGGGTTTAGCAACACCGTTCGGCTTGATGGCGGACCATTTTCCAATGTCGTCATCTCTGGCAGCGCAACTGCAGTAGCATTTGCGGGAGGGCCACCCCCTCCCGGCCTGCGCGTTACCCCACTTGATGGCAAGCCCATTCAAGTTCGTCGCACACCCGCCACCACGATACTTGTTCCGGTTATTGCGAGGGGAAACCGGACGTATGATCCGCCTACCTACCATCTTGGACAGGAACTTCACGATAAATCACCAGTTGCCGTGGCCGAACTGAACGTCGTCTATCTCGCTGGCTTGTTAGACGAAGCAACTGGCTTGGCATAAGCATAGCGCGATACTGCGATTGCAGCGACGCGAGACTTCAATCAGGGCAGGACCGGCCTGTCTGCTCGCGTTCAAAGGCATCGTCAAAATAGGAAAATAGTCCTTGACGTCGTGACGGTGGTCTGGTAGGGTCTTGCTATCGTCGGAAAATTGCGAGTGGTTGACGGGGACGCGGTGAGGCCGCGCTTCTTCCCTTGCCGGCGCTCGGCCCTTCGACGGGCTCCGGGCCGCCGCTGGCGGCTCCGTCCCTGCCTCACAAGATCAATCCCTTTCATCGGAGAAACTGCATGCATCCTCCCATCCCTGCGGAGAAGAAGGAGGGTATGCGCGAGCTGCGCGAGCTGCTGACGCCGACCTATCCGCGGCTCGCCAAGATCGCCGGCTGCCATGTCACCACTGTGCGCGAGATCGCGAGCCGCGAGAACTGGCCGAAGCTGCATGTGCCCAACGGCACCGTCATGCGGGTTGCCAGGATCAAGGACCTGGAGGCGGAGGAGGCGGCGCGCGAAAGGGCGGATGTCGTGGCGGCGATGGACGGCGCGGCAGGCGAACCGGTGGAACTGCCGCCCGGCGATCTCGGCGCGCTGGTCGTCGAGGAGATGCGGGCGATGCTCGCCTCCGCGCGCCACACCGGGACGATTGACAAAGCCCGTGCCGACGCCTTGTGGTCGATGATCCGCGTCGCCGAGCGGGCCGGGAAGCTGCAGCCCGACATGGGCCAGGAAGAACAAAAGAGAAGCGATGATGAACTCGCCAATATCCTCGCACGCGTCGATGAGCGAATCATGGAATTGGCTCGAGGCTATGCAGAGCGGCTGGTCGCAGGGGAACCTGACGCCCAGGGAGGGTGAACGCATCCTCGACTCGTGGCTCGGCGACGTGCATCCCGGACAATACCGGCCGGCGCCGGTGCCTGACCGCTGGCTGGTGACGGGCGGGCGCGGGTCGGGAAAGACGAGGCTCGGCGCCGAATGGGTGAACGGGCTGGTGCGCGGGCTGCCGCCGTTCTCACCGGGGCATCGCTACGAGCACTTCGCGCTGGTGGGCGAGACGCTGTCGGACGTGCGCGAGGTGATGATCGAGGGGCCGTCGGGGATACTCGCGGTGTGCCGCGAGAACCGGCCGCGCTACGAGGCGTCGCGCAGGCGCGTCGTCTGGCCGACCGGCGCGGTGGCGTATGTGTTCTCGTCGGAGGACCCGGAGAGCCTGCGCGGGCCGCAATTCGAGGCGGCCTGGTGCGACGAAACAGGCAAATGGAAGAATGCGGAAGCCGTGTACGACATGCTGCAGTTCGGGCTGCGGCTGGGGCCGCGGCCGATGCAGATCGTCACCACGACGCCTCGGCCGACCAAGCTGATGAAGCGGCTGCTTGGCGATCCGCAGGTGGTGCGGACACGGCTGTCGACGCAGAGGAATGCGAAGAACCTGGCCGCGGGTTTCGTCGAGGCGCTGGCGCAGCGCTACGGCGGCACGCGCCTCGGAAGGCAGGAATTGGACGGCGAGCTGATCGAGGACCGCGAGGACGCGCTGTGGTCGCGCGAGATGCTGGCCGAGGCGTTCGTGGCGGAGGCCGGCGAGTTGCGGCGGATCGTCGTGGCGGTCGACCCACCGGCGAGTTCGCGAAAAACGTCGGACGCGTGCGGGATCGTCGCGGCCGGGCTCGACGGCGAGGGCAGGGCGGTGGTGCTGGCGGACGCGACGCTGAAATGCGCGAAGCCGCGCGATTGGGCGAGCGCGGCGGTGGCGCTGTTCCACCGGCTGGAGGCGGACGCGATCGTCGCCGAGGTGAACCAGGGCGGCGACATGGTGACGGCGGTGATCCGCACCGTCGACGAGACGGTGCCGGTGAAGCCGGTGCGCGCCAACCGGGGAAAATGGCTGCGCGCCGAGCCGATCGCCGCGCTCTACAGCCAGGGCCGGGTGAAACACGCCGGGCGTTTTCCCGAGCTGGAGGACGAGATGTGCGACTTCGGTCCGGACGGGCTGTCGGGCGGGCGCTCGCCGGACCGGGTCGATGCGCTGGTCTGGGCGGTCGGGGAACTGATGCCGAGGGCGGGGGCGGTGCCGAGGATCAGGGACTTTGGAGTGAGAGAGTAGTGATCAGTGAATAGTGTAGTGAAGGGCGAAACGTCGAGCGGCGGTCGCTTCACTACCCTCTAGTCACTGTTTACTGTTCACTACTTACCTACTGCTCCCTTCTATCAAGGAAAACAGAATGGCTTGGAACTGGCCCTGGAAACGGGACGGCGGACGGATCGTGCCTGAACGCAAGAGCGGCACGGGGTTCGTCGCGCTGCATGCGGCGGGCGAGGCGCGCTGGACGAGGCGCGACTATGCGGCGCTGGCGCGCGAGGGGTTCATGAGGAACCCCGTGGTGCATCGCTCGGTCAGGCTGATCGCCGAGACGGCGGCGGCGGTGCCCTGGCTGCTCTACGAGGGCGGCGAGGAACTCGACCAGCATCCGCTGCTCGACCTGCTCGAAAGGCCGAACCAGCGGCAGGCGGGTGCGAGTTTCCTGGAGGCGCTTTACGGGCATCTGCTTCTGTCGGGCAACGCCTATGTCGAGATGCTCTCGGCAGGGGAGGGCGCGCGGGAGCTGCATCTGCTGAGGCCCGACCGGGTGTCGGTGCTGACCGACCAGGCCGGCTGGCCGAGCGCGCTGGACTATCGCGAGGGGAGCGCGAAACGCAGGGTGCCGCTCGATGCTTTGGCGGGCTCGGCCGCTTCGACAAGCTCGGGACTGCAGCTCGCGCTCTTCCATCCGCTCGACGACCATTACGGCTTCGCGCCGCTGGAGGCGGCGCTGATGGCGCTCGACATCCACAATGCGGCGGGGCGCTGGAACAAGGCCCTGCTCGACAATTCGGCGCGGCCGTCGGGCGCGCTGGTCTATGCGCCGAAGGAGGGCGGCACCCTTTCCGACGAGCAGTTCGGCCGGCTGAAGGCCGAGCTCGAGGACGGCTATTCCGGCGCGGCGCGCGCCGGGCGGCCGCTGCTTCTGGAAGGCGGGCTCGACTGGAAGGCGATGGGCCTGACTCCGAAGGACATGGATTTCATCGAGGCCAAGCGGGCCGCAGCGCGCGACATCGCGCTCGCCTTCGGCGTGCCGCCGATGCTGCTCGGCATTCCAGGCGACAACACCTACGCCAACTACCAGGAGGCGAACCGCGCCTTCTACCGCATGACCGTGCTGCCGCTGGTGGCGAAGACGGCGAAGGAGCTGTCGGCCTGGCTGGCGCCGGCCTTCGGCGAGCGGCTGAAGCTCTGGTACGACGCGGATCTCGTCGAGGGGCTGACGGCCGAGAGGGATTCGCTCTGGGCGCGGGTCGGGGCAGCGAGTTTCCTCAGCGACGACGAGAAGCGGGAGATGGTGGGGTATGGCAGTAGGGGAATAGGGGAGTAGCCGGCAACGATAGTCAAGCCTTGGGATTTAGGTCGAGCCCCCAAGCGATACCGCAAACGGCAAGCAGTTTCATCGAACGCGGATGCAGCCAGACCTTGGATTGATTGGCTTCAACGTCGAAGTCGCCCCAAACCCCAACGCTCTGAGGGCTTAGCTGTGTATGTAGTTCAGCGAAGGCCGCTTCTCGTCCGGATAAGAGCCGAGTCAGTGCTACCAACGCGTCTTCATGATCTGCGCCGCTCGCGAGAGGATCGGAACGTGCCACTCAACGCCATTGGTTGGCCTTGCGTAACCAGCCTCCCGTCAGGGCATCGCCTTTGCGGACGACCCAAGTTGGCTCGATCCCGAGAATCTTGATAACCAGATCAGGGTCGGCATCGAAGCCGGCGACGGAGAGAAAAGCATTCAGTAAACTCTCTTCAAGCGGCGCGGTTGGCAAGTGTCACCGCGAGATTGAACGCACCAATTCGCCACGCTTACTCGAGAACATTGCCATGTCTGAAGTGACGCAGGACGCCTGGCTCTGGGCGGCCAAGGGCGCTGGCGCGGTCGCGGGGTCGGCCGTTTCGTTGGCCTACATCCTGCCGCAGGGCAGGCGTGACGCGGCGGCGCGGTTTGCCGTTGGCGTGGTGTGCGGGCTGGTCTTTGGCGGCACCGCCGGCCTGAAGATCGCGGTCGAGCTCGGCGTCGACAAGCTGATCGGGCCGGCCGAGACGATGCTGATGGGATCGGCGGCGGCGAGCCTTTGCGCCTGGTGGGCGCTGGGCGCGGTGATGAGGATGCTGAAGCGGAAATAGGCGGGGCGGCGGGGAGGGGGCAGCAGGTAGCGCGCCCCCCCTCTGTCCTGCCGCGCATCTCGCAGGTGGGGCGATCGCAGTGACTGCACCGCCCCCTCCACCGCCTTCGGCGGTCCCCCTCCCCCGCTTCGCAGGGGAGGAACCAGAGCGCCGCGGATCCTCCCCCGTTCAGGGGAAGAGACCACGCAAAACGTGGTGGAGGGGGCGGCGTGGGCGCCAGGCCCTCTGGTCGGAACGCAATCGGCGACTTCAACAAACAAGGAATAAGCATGATTGGCGAGCGAAAGTTCGTCGGGCTGACGCTCGACGAGGTGGAGCCGGATGGCGTGTTCTCGGGCTATGCGAGCCTGTTCGGGCGCGTCGATCTCGGCAAGGACGTGGTCGAGAAGGGCGCCTTCGCGGCGTCGCTGAAGGCGAGGGGGGCGGCGGGCATCCGCATGCTCTTCCAGCACGACCCGGCCGAGCCGATCGGCGTCTGGACCGAGATCCGCGAGGACGCGCGCGGGCTGTTCGTTCGCGGGCGGCTGGCGAAGGATGTGGCGCGGGCGCGCGAGGTGCTGAGCCTGATGCGCGGCGGCGCGCTGGACGGGCTGTCGATCGGGTTTCGCGCGGTCAAGGCGAGGAACGATCGCGAGGGCGGGGTGCGCCGCATCCTGGAGGCCGACCTCTGGGAAATCTCGGTGGTGACCTTCCCGATGCTGCCCGACGCGCGCATCGACACGGTGAAAGGGCGCCGGCGGCTGCCGACGGTGCGCGAATTCGAAAGCTGGCTCACGCGGGATGCGGGGCTGACGCGAGGCGAGGCCCGGGCGGTGATCGCCAGGGGTTTCGCCAGCCTGCAGCGCGGGCGGGACGCCGCGCCGGAAGCAAGCCTCACGGCGAGGATCCGCGAGGCGACACGCATGATGACATCCAAGACAAGAACATGGGAAATCACACGATGACGGAACAGAATCTTGCCCGCGCTCCGGAGGCGAAGTCGGCGGGCGGCGAGCTCGCCGATGCGTTCGACGAGTTCATGACCACCTTCGAGGCGTTCAAGGACAGCAACGACCGCCGCCTGGCGGAGCTGGAGAGCAAGGGCGCGGACGTGCTGACGGTCGAGAAGGTCGACCGCATCTCGAAGGCGCTGGACGAGCAGAAGCGCGCCATCGACAACCTGACGCTGAAGAAGATCAGGCCGACGCTCGGCCGCGACGGACGGGCGTTTCCGTCCGACCACAAGCAGGCTTTCGACGCCTATATGCGAAGCGGCGACGACCGGCTGATCCGGGCGCTCGATACCAAGGCGATGTCCTACGGCTCCGGCCAGGACGGCGGCTACCTGGTGCCCGACGAGACGGAGGCCGAGATCGGCAAGCGGCTTGCCGAGCTGTCGCCGATCCGTTCGATCGCGTCGGTGCGGCAGGTATCGGCGGCGGTGCTGAAGAAGCCGTTTTCGGTGGCCGGGCCCGCGGTCGGCTGGGTAGCCGAGACGGCGTCGCGGCCGCAGACCAACACGGCGACGCTGGCCGAGCTGTCGTTCCCGACGATGGAACTCTACGCCATGCCGGCGGCGACGGCCTCGCTGCTGGAGGACACGGTGGTCGACCTCGACCAGTGGATCTCGAGCGAGGTGGAGGCTGCCTTCGCCGAGCAGGAGGGCGCCGCCTTCGTCGTCGGCGACGGCACCAACAAGCCCAAGGGCTTTCTCGACTACACCAAGGTCGCCGAAGCGAGCTGGGTCTGGGGCCAGATTGGCTATGTCGTGACCGGCGTATCCGGCGCGCTGCCGGCGAGCCATCCTTCCGACGTGCTGATCGACACGGTCTATGCGCTGAAGTCCGGCTATCGGCAGAATGCCAACTGGGTGATGAACAGAAAGACGCAAGCCGCGGTGCGCAAGCTCAAGGACGCCGACGGGAACTACCTGTGGCAGCCGCCGGCGGCGCCGGGCAGCCGCGCCATGCTGATGGGCTTCCCGCTGGTGGAAGCCGAGGACATGCCGGACGCCGGCGCCAACACGACGCCGATCGCCTTCGGCGATTTCTCGCGCGGTTATCTGGTGGTCGATCGCACCGGGGTGCGCGTGCTGCGCGACCCGTATTCCGCCAAGCCTTACGTGCTGTTCTACACGACCAAGCGCGTCGGCGGCGGCGTGCAGGATTTTGATGCGATCAAGCTCTTGAAGTACGGGACTGCTTGAGCCTGTCTTGAGGGCGAGCGGTAGCGCCTAGCAACCTTCGACCCCCACTCCGTCACGCTTCGCGTGCCACCTCTCCCCCGATCGACGGGGGAGAGGAAGGACGGCCGCAGACTTGGCGCCCATCCTCACCCCCACAACAGTGGGGGAGAGGTGGCTCGGGCGAAGCCCGAGACGGAGTGGGGGAACCGGCACCGTCGCAGAGATCATTGCGCGGGCACGTCACATTCGAAGCCGACCGGGGGAAACACCCCCTCTCCGTCTCGACCCTGCGGGCCGAGCCACCTCTCCCCCTGCCCGGGGGAGAGGATGGGCTAATCGCGAAGGTCGCACTTCTCTCCAGAGCAAAGACAAAAGACATGACGCTTTTTCGAACCGTCGAACCGGCGGCCGAGCCGGTTACGCTTGCCGATGCGAAGGCGCATCTGAGGATCGCCGGCGATAGCGAGGACACGCTGCTGCAGGGATTGATCCGCGCGGCGCGCGAGGATCTGGAGCGGGCGACCGGCATTGCGCTGATCGAGCAGAGCTGGCGGCTGGCGCTCGACGCCTGGCCGAGCCAGGGCTGTGCGCTGCTGACAGTGCATCCGGTGCGCGAGGTGCTGTCGGTGACGGCCTTCGGCACGGAGGGCGAGGGCTCGCTGGTCGACCCGGCCGACTACCAGCTCGACATTCTCTCCAGGCCGGCGAGGCTGCATTTCGAGAAGCGGCCGGAGCCGCTGCGCATCTTCAACGGCATCGAGATCGATTTTTCCGCCGGCTATGGCGAGGCAGGGACCGACGTGCCCGACCTCCTGAAGCGGGCGATCCTGCTGCTTGTGGGACACTGGTATGAATTCCGCGCGCATTTCGAGCCGGCCGAGCAGCCGGTCTCCTATCCCGCCGCCTATGACCGCATCGTCGCTTCCCATCGCTCGCGGAGGCTGTGATGCGGACGCTGTTCCTCGATCCGGGATCGCTGCGTGCCGAGCTTTCGCTGCAGGCGGCGACACCGGTGCCGGATGGGCTGGGCGGCCATACGCAGGACTGGACGGAGGTCGCGACGGTGTTCGCCAGGATCGAACCGGTCTCGGCGACGAGCCGCTTCGGTCCGGACCAGACGGTGGAGACGGTGACGCACCGCATCACCCTGCGCTGGCGGAATGGCGTCGCCGCCGGCATGCGCTTCGCCAGGCAGGGCAGAAATTTCGACATAGTGACGGTGCACGACCCGGACGACACCGGCCGTTATCTGGTCTGCCGCGCGAGGGAGATTGGCTTGTGAAGATCGCGATGCAACTGACGCTCGACGGGATGGTCCGCGCGTTGCGGATGCGGGCGCATGAGATCGGCGACGCCCATGATTTGGCCGAGCAGCGGGCCGCCGAGCGCAACGAAACGGCGCTGACGCTGCTGGCGCAG